AGAGGCAGCTACTAGACTTATTACTACCTTAGCTATACCTACGGGTGCACCCATAGGAGTAGGATTACCTTTAAATATTATAACTCAATTAGCCCAAACTTTAGATCAATTAATAACCCAATCTGAAAAAGTAAATGGAGCCTCAGATTTAATAGCTGATGCAACTCCTCCTATAGCTCAAAAATTAGAGGATACTCTACAAGTTATAAATACTCTTTTAGATGTAATTACTATAATATTTGATTTAGTAGTCTTTATAAATTATATAGCACAGTCGGGAGCAACTTCTTTAGAAGAAATTAGAAATGGATTAGGTCAAGAATTAAATAATGCATTAGCACAATCAGGTAACTCAAGTAACCCAGGACAAAATGTAAGTGAGGAAGAAGACTTATTAGCAAGATTAGCTCCTAATTCTAATGATCCGTTATTTTATAAAGGTTTTAGGCTTACTTTACAATATGTAACTAATGATGGAGAACTTACCCAAACTAGAGTTTTAGGTGTAAATGAAACTAATGGGGTGTCATTAGCTACAGAACTTTCATTTACTAATTCCCCAGAGGTATTAGTTCAGGAAATGCAGTTTCAAATAGATAATTATAATTTGATTTTTGTAAATGATCCTAATATTTCCATTGAAGACCAGCTAGATACAATAGATTTAGAAAATTTAGAAGGATTCCAAACTATTATTCCTTCAACGGATATAGAGGATATAGAGATACCAGGTTTACCTCCACGTTTTACTGCTAAACAAATTAGGCAATTAAAACGTAAGGATAGAAGAAGTGATAAAAAAGAAAGAAGGGAAGCTAGACAAGCTGGAGAGATAACTAGAAGAGAAGCTCGTAAAGATAGAAAACAAGATAGAAAAGAAAGGAAACAACAATCCAAAGGTAGAAGAAGAAATAGAATACGTAAAAAAGAAGGATAATAATTTTTAATATTGTAGTATTTATAACAAATAATAAGATGAAAGTAGAAAAATTAAAAGAAATAATTAAAGAAGCTACTAGAGAGGTTATACATGAGGAGTTAAAAGAGATTTTATTAGAAGCTGTAAAAAGTAGATCTTCTGCTCCCATTACAGAAAATAGAATCCCAGTACAACCATCTGAAGGAGTAAAAAATAATTTAAGAAGTTCATATAAGGATATTTTGGGAGAAACAGCTCAAACTATGACTACTAATAATCTCCAAGGAACTTTTAGACCTCAACCCGGTATGGATTCTGCTAATGGTGCTCTACCCCCAGGACAAGTATCTTTAGATCAAATTGGAGCTTTTATAAAATAAAATATGGCTACTATAGTTCCAAAGCAATCACCCCTTGATGTAAGTAAAAGGACAGGAATAGGATTTAATTTTCCTATTAATGGTCCCGCTGTCTTTAATACTACTTATCAAACCAGAGATCAAATAAAAGCTAATTTACTTAATTATTTATTAACTAACCAAGGTGAAAGAGTATTTAATCCTGATTTTGGAGCAGATCTTAGAATTTTATTATTTGATTTTAATGGAGATGCACAGCAAGGATTAAGGGATATTTTACAATCTAAAATTTCAGAATTATTTCCTACTGTTAAAATACAACAATATCAATTAAAAAGAAATGAGGATATTAATACTATCCAATTATCTATAGTTTATTCAATTCAGGACTTTGGAATATCGGATTCAATAGACATTAATCTAACATAATGGCAGAATTAAAAAGAGACATAAGGTATATAAATAAAGATTTTAATAGTTTAAGAAATAGGCTAATAGAGTATACTAAAACCTATTTTCCTAATACTTTTAATGATTTTTCTCCCTCTTCTACGGGAATGTTATTTATGGAAATGGCAGCCTATGTGGGGGATGTATTATCTTTTTATATAGACAACCAAATTCAAGAAACTTATATCCAAAGAGCTAGACAAACTAGTAATATCTTTAATCTAGCATATCTTTTAGGATATAGACCTAAGGTAACTACTGCTGCATCTGTGGATATAGATTTTTTCCAACAACTCCCTGCTAAAACAGTAAATGGAGCTAGAGTACCAGATTTTAATTATGCTTTAAATATACCAGCAAATACCGTTGTATCAAGTTTTATAGATCAGAATATAGAATTTATTATAGAAGATAGTATAGATTTTACTGTTTCTTCTTCTTTGGATCCTACTGAAATTACTGTATATCAAGTTTCTAACACCCAACCAGAATTTTTTCTATTAAAGAAAACACGAAAAGCTATATCTTCTACTATTAATACTGCTAATTTTAGTTTTGCCTCTCCTGAAAAATTTTCCACTAGAACCATTAATAATAATAATATTATAGCAATATTAGATATATTTGATAGTGATGGAAATGAATATTTTGAAGTTCCAAATTTAGCACAAGAATCAGTTTTTGATTCTATAAAAAATACTAACCCTAATGATCCTAATATTTCTGCAGATAATACCACAAGCCATTTATTAAAGTTAAAAAAAGTTCAAAGAAGATTTACTACTAGGTTTTTAGATAGAGAAAATTTACAAATAGAATTTGGAGCAGGTACCACAGCGGATAATGATGAAGAAATAGTTCCTAATCCTAATAATGTAGGTTTAGGGTTGCCTTTTCAACAGGATAAATTAACCACTGCATTTTCACCTACTAATTTTGTATTTTCAGATACTTATGGAATAGCACCCTCTAATACTACATTAACAGTAAGATACCTAACAGGTGGAGGGGTTAGTGCTAATACTCCTGCTAACACTTTAACTAATCTAAATAAAGATGGAATAGTATTTAGAACTCCTACTTCTTTAGGTAATGTAGCTTTAGCTAATACTATTTTTAATTCATTAGCTACTAATAATAGATTAGCTGCTGATGGTGGGTCAGATGGAGATACTATAGAAGAAGTAAGACAAAATGCTTTAGGTAATTTTCAAAACCAATTAAGAATAGTTACACCCCAAGATTATTTAATTAGAGCTCTTTCTATGCCTCCCAATTTTGGAACTATATCTAAAGCATATGCTATACCAACTCAAATATCAAATCTAAACCCAGGAGAAATACCAACAGTGCTAGATTTGTATGTTTTATCCCAAGATAGCGATGGTCATTTGATTTCCGCTTCTCTGGGTTTAAAAAAGAATCTAAGGACATACCTATCTGAATACAGAATGGTAGGAGATTCAGTTAGAATAAAAAATGCATTTGTTATTAATATAGCTGTAGAATTTGATATTGTTGTAAGACCTAATTTTAATAATGATCAAGTCTTAACTAATTGTGCAAGTTCTCTAAGATCATTCTTTAACATAGATAATTTTGAAATAAATGAACCTATTTTAATTACTGATGTAAATACTTTAATATCTAATGTTAGTGGGGTCCAAACAGTTAAAAATATACGAATAACCAATGAATCGGGTGGAGACAGAGGTTATAGTGATTATTCCTATGATATAGAAGGAGCAACTATAGATCAAGTAGTTTACCCATCTTTGGACCCAATGATTTTTGAAGTAAAATTCCTTAATCAAGATATTAGAGGAAGAGTAGTACCATTATAAAATAATTATAACCATGCCCATACCAGATACAGTACAATTAAGAACGGCAATTCCTATTAGTAATTATGATACATCCCAATTGCCTCAACCCGAACCTAATACTTCAAATTTTTTAGAAAATAGCTTTGATAAAACTAATTTAGATTTGGAAAATGGGGATCCTGCGGGTGGTCCTATTAATGATCCAAACTCTAATTTTACACATTTTTATACCCCTACTAAACCATATGCCGGTACACCCCAAGGTACAACTAGGGGAGAAGGAGCTTTACAAGCTACCCCAGGATTAACTAATTTAGATGTAGAAAATCCATTTCCTAATGGGGGGCCTATTAATGTGCCCTATACTACTAGGATAGGTGGCCAATTTGCAGGTTTCACCACTACTCACCCATTTACTCCGCTAAATACCTATGCTGATTCATTTAACCCAATCCCCCCTGGAATATTAATATAATATTATGGCTATTTATAAATTATTTCCTACTAAAGAT